TCGTCATGATGACCCCATCCTCTCAAGAAACGGGGCCTCCGGGAATCCCGGTGCGGTTCAGTGGGGCGGGTCCTTTTGGGCCAAAGACCCGGGGGTCGCACCGGCCGCGCAATCTCTCCAGGTGCGAGCCCTCCATAGGGGTTCCGGTTCCCAGTTTCCTGTGCATTTCGTCCTATCGAGGGGGCTGCAATGGCAACCCAAGCTGAAGTGGCCGCGCACCTGGACCTATCCGACCGCAGCGTGCGGGATCTGCTCGACCGGGGCGTGCTGCCGAATGCGCGCCGCGGTGCCCTGGACCTGGACGCCTGCCGCGTGGCCTACCTCCGACACCTTCGGGAGATCGCCGCCGGCCGCGCCACAGGACCAGCCGGCGACGATCTGACGGCCGAACGCGCACGGCTGGCCCGTGAGCAAGCCGACAACATGGCCCTGAAGAACGCCGCGCTGCGGCAGGAGCTGCTACCCCGCACCGAAATCACCCGCGCCGTCACCGCGGCCTTCAGCATCGTGCGGGACAGGTTCACCGCCCTGCCGGCGCGGCTGGCCGGGCCGCTCGCTCGCCTGACCGACCCCGCCGAGGTGCGCGGCAGGCTGGCGGATGCCATCGCCAGCGTCCTGGGCGAGTTGGCGGAGGAGCGGGTTGTCGCCACCACGGAGGAGTCCGTCGATGCCGATTGAGCTTCCCGTCTCGCCGCGCATGGCGCAGATCGCCACGGCATGGTTCGCCGCGCTGCGCCCACCGTCCCGTCTGTCCCTGGCCCAATGGGCAAGGCAGCACGCGCGGCTCTACGACGGCTCGCAGTTCGTGCCCTACGCCTACCAGCGGGAAATCCTCGACGCGATGACCGATCCGGCGGTGCACCAGATCACCCTCATGAAGTCGGCGCGCGTCGGGTACACGCAAATGCTGTCCGCTGCGCTGGGTTTCTTCATCGCTTCGCGCCCCTCGAAAGTCATGGCGGTGCAGCCGACCACAGAGGACGCGGAGGACTACAGCAAAGACGTCATCGACCCGCTGCACGAATGGCCGGTGCTGGCCGGGCTGCTGTCCGAGGAGGGGGCGAAGAAGAAGGGGAACACGATCAAGCGCAAGACCTTCCCCGGCGGATCGCTACGCATCACGGGCGCGAACAGCCCGCGCGCGTTCCGACGCATCGACCTCGACGTGCTGCTGTTCGATGAGGTGGACGGCTATCCCCTGGCGGTCGGTAAGGAAGGTGACCAGATCGCGTTGGGCTTGAAGCGCCTGACCCAATCCCTGCAACCGCTCGCCGTCCTGGGCAGCACGCCGCTACTCGACGGGGAATCGAAGATCGCCGACGCCTTCGCCGCCGGCACGATGGAGCGCTACCACGTGCCGTGCCCCCACTGCGGCGAGTTCCAGCCGCTGGTGTGGGGCAACGGGAGCGGGGCCGGCATGCGCTGGCGCGACGATGACCCGGAGACGGTGCACTACGTCTGCATCCACGGTTGCCCCATCGACGAGAGCCACAAGCTCGACATGATCGAGGCCGGCCGGTGGGTGGCGGAACAGCCGTTCAAAGGGCATCGGTCCTTCCACATCTGGGCGGCCTACTGCCCCCTTCCTGGCGCCGCGTGGCCCAAGCTGGCGGCGGAGTTCCTGGCCGCGAAAAAGGACCGGGAAAAGCTCCAGGTCTTCACCAACACCGTTCTTGGCGAGTGCTGGGTTGACCGCGGCGAGGCCCCGGAGTGGCAACGTCTCTACGACCGGCGCGAGATCTGGGAGCCGGGCACCGTGCCGGCCGGCGGGCTGTTCCTGACCGCCGGCGCCGACGTGCAGCGCGACCGCATCGAGGTGAGCGTGTGGGCCTGGGGCCGGGGCAAGGAATCGTGGCTGATCGAGCATCGGGTGCTGATGGGCGACCCGTTCACCGATGCCCCGTGGCGCGCCCTGTCCGCCATGCTGGCCGAGAGCTGGCGCCACGAGTGCGGGGCGGACATGCCGCTCATGATGACCGCGATCGACGCTGGCGACGGCGTGACGATGGAGGCGGTGAAGGCGTGGGTGCGCACCGCCGGGCCGCGCGTCATGGCAATCAAGGGCTCGTCCCTGGCGCTGGCGCCCATCCTGGGGCAGCCGACCGCGGCGGACATCAACCATCGGGGAAAGCGGATCACCAACGGCGTGAAGCTGTGGCCGGTGGGGACCAGCGCGGCCAAGGCGGAGTTCTACGGCTTCCTCCGCCTCGACCGCCCGACCACGGAGAGCGGCGAGGCGTTCCCGGCCGGCTACGTCCACCTCCCGCAGCACATCGGCGAAGAGACCTGCAAGCAGCTGGTGGCCGAACACCGGGTGACCCGCGGCGGCAAGGGCCGGAAGCGAACCACGGCGTGGGAGCCGCTGCGGGATCGGAACGAGGCGCTGGACTGTCGCAACTACGCCCGCGCGGCCGCAGCTCGACAAGGGCTCGACCGCATGCCCGACCATGCGTGGGCGGAGCTGGGGGCCACGCTCGGGATTGATGCCCGGTCGGAAGCCGAGCCGCCCGAGAGCGACGTTCCGGCCGCTCAGCCCCGCCGGCCCACTCGTTCGTCATGGCTTGATAGATGATTTCGAGGCTCCGTAATACTCAGGCAAACAACGGAAAAAGTAAATCGCTGAACTCGGAACTGCAAATTGAGGTGGTTGCGAAGTCGTCCTAACTTCGAGGCATTCGTCTCTGTACGGGCGGCTTTGATGTTTTCTACCCTGCGGCGTTCCATCAACAATTTCCTGACCCGCAGCTTGGATGCGTCCGGCGGCGGCAAGCGCTGGGCTGGCTCGCCGCGGGTGGTCAACCTCAACTCGGACATGCTGTCGGGCGCCACCGTGGCGGCGCAGCGTGCCGCCTACGCGGCGCGCAACAACCCGAACGTGGCGGCCGGGATCAATGCCCTGGTGAGCAATGCTGTGGGCACCGGAATCAAGCCGCGGTCCAAGCACCCCGACGCCGCGGTGCGCGATGCCCTGCACACGCTGTGGGATCGGTGGGAGCGGGTGGCGGATGCCAGCGGCCGGGGCGGCGGCTTCTATGCGCAACAGGGGCTCGCCGTTCGCGCGATGATCGAAGGCGGGGAGAGCTTCGCCCGGCTGCGCGCCCGGCTGCCGGAAGACGGCTTGCCGGTGCCGCTCCAGGTGGAGCTTATCAGCCGCGACCAAGTTCCCTCGACGCAGTGGCAGGAGCGCCGGCCGGGCAACCCCATCCGGGCCGGGATCGAGTTCGACGCGTTGGGCCGGCGGGTGGCCTATTGGGTGCTGCCCTTCAACCCGAACGACCCCACCATGCCCGTGCTGGCGCCGACCTGGGAGCCGACGCGGGTTCCGGCGGAGGACATGCTCCACCTGTTCCGCGAGCTGGTGGAGAACCAGCTCCGCGGCCTGACGTGGCTGGCGCCGATCCTGTTGCGGGTGAAGGAGCTGGACCAGTACGAGGATGCCGCCTTGGTCCGCGCCAAGGTCGCGGCGATGCTGGCCGGCTTCATCCTGAACAAGGACGACGCCAACCCGGCATGGAAGGGGCAGGCGCCCGCCGATGCGCCGAGCCTGGAACCGGGGTTGCTGGTGTCACTGAACCCCGGGGAGTCCGTGGAGTTCACCAACCCGCCCGATGACAAGAACTATGACCCGTTCACGAAGAACCATCTGCGGGCAATCGCGGTTGGCCTGGGCTGCACCTACTTCCAGGTTTCCGGCGATCTGAAGGACGCCAACTATTCGAGCCTGCGCGGTGGCCTTGTCGAATTCCGCCGCAGCGTCGAACAGCTCCAGCACCTTGTGATCGTGCCGCAGTTCTGCGACCCGGTGTGGCGGCGGTTCGTCACCCTGGCCGTCATGAGCGGCGCCATCGACGCGCCCGACTTCTTCAGCAACCCGGAGCCCTACCTCGCCGCCGAGTGACTGGCGCCGGCCTTCGATTGGGTGGACCCGAAGAAGGACATCGAGGCGGAGCTGCTCGCCATCCGCGCCAAGCTCAAGAGCCGCGCCCAATCGGTGGGCGAGGCCGGCGGGGACGTGGAAGAGGTTGACCGCCAGATTGCGGCGGACCTGAAGCGCGAGACGGCGCTCGGGATCGCCACCCCCACTACCAAGACGAAGGGTGCCCCGACCGGCGGCGCCACTCAGGAGGCTCCCGCCAATGGCTGAGACGATGACCCGCGCCATGGGCTCCACGGCGCCGACGACGCTGAACAAGGAGGCGCGCACCGTCCAGGTGGTGGCGCTGTCCGGTCTCGCGCCCGCCGTGCGCCCTGCGCCCGCACCGGATGGCAGCCGATCCGCCTGGGTGGAGGAGCTGGACGCGGCCGGGGCGGATCTGTCCCGCTTCGTCAACGGCCCCGCGCTGAAGGACCACCGCAACGTCACTGACGCCGCGGTGGGCACGGTGGCGGAGGCGCACGTCGACGGCGACCGGATCGCCGGAACCGTCCGCTTCGACGGCAGCGCGACCGCCACGGACCTCATGGCGAAGGTGGAGGCGGGCAGCGTGCGCGGCGTGTCGCTGGGCTACAGCGTCCAGCGGTGGCAGCCGGCCGGCAAGCGCAATGGTCTCCCCGTGTTCCGGGCCGTCGCCTGGGCACCCCACGAACTGAGTTTCACCCCGGTGCCGGTCGATGCCGGCGCCACCGTTCGCAGCAAAGAGGGTATCATGACCACCAAGACGACGGGGGCGCCGACCGACGATCCGGCGCAGACCACCAAGGACGACTTCAAGCCGTGCGCCGACTGCGCAACCCCCGGCGGGTGCCAGAAGCTCGGTGGGTGCGTAAAGGAGGCGGACGGCGGCGCCGACCGCTCCGACAAGCCCGCGACCGACAAGCCGGCGGGCGACGGCGGGACGACGGGCACCCGCGCCGCGGTCAACGGGCAGATCCGCAGCATGGTCCGCTCCGCCGGCCTGGACGGTGCGACCGCAGATCGGCTGATCGACGAGGGCGCCGACCTCGACCGCGCCCGCGCCGCGGTGTTCGACGCGATGGTGTCCCGCTCCGCCGGCCGGCCGCTCGCCGTGGTGCAGGTCCTGCACGACAACAACGACCCGCACACCGTCATCGACCGCATGGGCACCGCCTTCGCGGCCCGCGCCACGGCGCACCTGCCGGCGGCGCACCGCGTGCAGATGCCCGAGGACTGCCGCAGCTACGCCACGCGCTCCCTGCTCGACCTCGCCGCCGAGCTGGCGGAGCTGCGCGGAACCCCCATCGGGCACCGCCACCTGTCGCCGTCCGACCTCTACCAGCGTGCGATGACGACCGGTGATTTCCCGGTGCTCCTGGCGAACGCGGCGAACAAGACGCTCCTGCCGGCCTACAAGGCGGCGGCCCCGTCCTACCGCCGGTTCTTCGCCCGCCGGGATTTCCGCGATTTCAAGCCCGCGTCCTTCGCCCGCGTCGGCGACTTCCCGGTGCCGCTGGCCGTGGGCGAGAACGGCGAGTACAAGCACGGCGCCATCAGCGAGTCGGGCGAGACGGTCACGCTGGGCGAGTACGGCCGGGTGGTCATGTTCAGCCGCAAGGCCCTGATCAACGACGACCTGGGCGCCTTCGCCGATCTGCCCACCAAGGCGGCGCTGCGCTGCGCCGACTGGGAGAACTCCGTCGCCTGGGCGCTGGTGGTGAGCAATCCCACGCTCTCGGACGGCAAGGCCCTGTTCCACGCCGGGCACGGCAACCTCGCCGGCTCCGGCGGCGCCATCGCGCTCGCCACCATCTCCGCGGGCGAAGCGGCGATGATGAAGCAGACCAGCCTCGACGGCCTGAAGCTGAATCTGCAGCCGGCGGTTCTGGCGACCGGCCCCGACCAGTTCACGGCGGCCCGCCAGTTCACCAGCACCGCCGTGGCGCCGACCACGCAAGCGGCCGTCAACCCGCTCGCCGGCAAGCTCGATCCGGTGGGCGACGCCAACATTCCCGGCCCGGGCTGGTATCTCATGGCGGACCCGGCGGCGCTGGAGACGTTCATTTACGGCTACCTTCAGGGGCAGTCCGGCCCGGTCATCACGCCGGAACCCGGCTTCGACGTGGCGGGCGTGAAGGTCAAGCTGACCATCGACTTCGCCGTCGGCGCGGTGGACTACCGCGGCGCCTACTACAACCCCGGCGCCTAAGCCATGGCGTCGCTGGCCGAAATGATCGCGTGGCGGGATGCCCTTGAGGCAGCCCGCTACAGCGGAACCCGGCGGGTGGTCTACGCCGGCCGGGAAACGGAGTTCAAGAGCGACGCCGAGATGAAGCGGGCGTTGGTGGACCTCAACCGCAAGATCGAGGCGGCCAGCGGCTCGGCCGGCTCCCCGTTCGTCAGCTTCACGACCTCGAAAGGACTGTGACCATGCGCAACTTCGTGTCCGAGGGCCGGAACCTCGACCTGACCGCCCCCCGCGCCCTGGCGTCGGGGGAGGGATTCGTCGTCGGCTCCATCTTCGCCGTCGCCAGCACCACCGCCGACAGCGGCGCCGCCGTGGTGGGCGTGGCGGAGGGCGTGCTCGACATCACCAAGAAGACGACCGCCACCTTCGCCGCGGGCGCCAAGGTGAGCTGGGACGATACCAACCACTACTGCGACGCGCCCGCCACGGGGCTGTTCCCCATCGGCGTGGCCGTCGCCGCCGCCGGCAACGGCGCCACCACCGTGCGCGTCAAACTGGCCGGGGTGCCGATCACCGCGGCGGCGTGAGGGTAAGGGCTGCGGACATGCGGCCCTTGCGCACCGCGTTCGCCGGTGCGCCGGTCCAGCCGGCGGTGACCGCAACAACACCGGCAGCCGGCGGCGCGATTCTCCCGCGTGCGCCGGCCCCCTTCCATGGAGGTGAGCCTTGCTCGACTTCGACCGCTTCGCCGTCACGCCGGCCTTCACCGTCTTCGGCGAGGCCGCGACCTACACCCCGCCGGCCGGCGCTGCCGTGCCCTGTCGCGTGGTGCGTGAGGGTGGCGGCAAGCCGGTGAACTTCGGCCTGGTGACGGCCTACCTCCAATCCCTGTCCTTCGACGTGCGCGCGGCCGAGCTGCCGGCCCCTGCACCTGGCGGTGTGTTCCTGGTGGGCAGCACCAGCTACACCGTGACCGGCGCCCCCTACCATCCCGAGGAAGACGCGCATGGGCTGGTGTGGTGCTGCCCGGTGCTGTGGGGCGCCCCGGTGGTCTATCGCTCCGTCGCCGGCTCGGGCAGCACGCAGAACCCGCCCATCGGTTCCAACTACGTGGTGGCCGCAGCGGCTGCCGCTGGCGCCGCCTCCATCAACATCAAGTCCGTCTTGGTGACGGGGCAGCTTCGCCCCGGCGACAAGGCGGTGATCGGCGGGCAGACCTACAGCGTCACGAACACCGTCAGCGCGGCCAGCAACGTGTTCACGGGCGTGGCCCTGTCGCCGGCCCTGGCTGCCCCTGCGGCGCTGAACGATCCGGTGGCGTTCATCTTCGCCCGCGACGTGACGGTGCTGGGCGGGATCGCCGGTTTCGAGGCAAGCGAGCTGGCCGGCGGCGTGGCGGTGGGTGATCGCCGCGTTGTCGTCATGCAGGAGCGATTCACCGCTGCCGGGATGGTCGATGCGCCGAAGGCCGGTGACAAGGTGACGTTCGAGGGGCGCCAGCTCAACGTGCAGAGCGCGACGTGCGTCTACCAGAACGGCGCGCCCCACGTGTGGGACATCCAATGCAGGGGGTGACGCCGGCCCTCGTCCAGGTGCTCGACCTCCGACTACAGGAGCCGGGCGCCCGCTGGCTGGCCATCGCTGTTGTGCGCGTCGGGCCGGTGGTGATCCGGCATGTGCGAGTGATCGAGCGAGACGGCCGGCTCAAAATCCGGTTGCCCGGTGTCACCGTTGACCAGCCGGTGTTCCTCGACATTGCCGTTGAGGTGCTGGCGGAGTTCCGCCGTGCGGTGGATGCCGACCCGTGGTGAGATTGCGGGCGCCGGTCATAAATATAATAAAATATTTCTGCTCTTTACTCAGAAGGCGGAAGGTCCCATTCCCCCTTCTTCACTACGCACTCAACCCCCATAATTTTCGCGCGCCCCCAACCCTTCTCGGGATCGATGGCGTTTAGTCTGTTAATTAGCTTTCTCCATTCCTCGGCAGGTGAGGACGGAGGGATGGGCCAGAACACGCCGGGCGTAGGGCCACCGCCATTCCGCGCCTCAAGGCGGCGGTGCATCAAAATGGCCTGTGCGCAGATCTCGACGTATTCGTCCCACTCGCGGCTTTCACGGTCATCCATGGGGAAGCTCCTTCCGTGCTCCCGCGGTGCTTCCGAATGGTTGCTCCGCGGTGCGGCCGGATGCCGCTAAGTGATTGGTGCCCCAGGCCGGACTCGAACCAGCACGCCGTTGCCGGCAACAGATTTTGAGCCATTAAACCGGGGTTATCCTATTCCTATCCGGCTCTGCGATATTGCTCGATAGCGTCTTGATCCTCCTGGATTTTTGCGGTCTGGCTCTCATCCTGTCCTAGCCGGAACTATGCCATCGCTGGATTTCCCGCCGCACCTATGCTGCTCCTGAAATCCGGCCTGCCGGAGGGTAGGATGCCAAAGCTGAAGCTCACAAAGACCGCGGTCGATGCCGCCGTTCCCAAGGACAAGGACTACGAACTCCGGGACACCATCGTACCGGGCTTCCTTCTGAAGGTCACGCCTGCTGGGCGGAAGGTCTTCATGGTGCAGTACAGCACCGGCAACGGCCAGCGCCGCAAGCCCGCCATTGGACGTTTCGGGGAGATCACCGTCGAGCAGGCCCGCGCCATCGCCCAGAACTGGCTGGCCGAGGTGCGCAAGGGTGGCGATCCGAGCGCCGAGCGAAGCGCCGCCCGGAAGGCGCCCACCATCAAAGAACTGTGCGAGCAGTTCATTCGCGACTACTCCGAAACCCGGAACAAGCCGGGGACTGTCCGCACCAACCGTGGGTACGTCCGGACCCATATCGTCCCGGCGCTTGGGCATCTGAAGGTGGCAGAGGTGACCCGCTCCGACGTCATCGCGCTGATGAAGCGCATGGAGCGGTCGCCGGTCAACGCGAACCGGGTGCTCGGCTTCCTGCGCAAGATGTTCAACATGGCTGAGGTCTGGGGTTACCGGCCGGACGGCTCCAACCCCTGCCGCCACGTCCCCAAGTACCCCGAGCGCGGCAGGACCCGGCTGATCACGGACGCCGAGCTCCGAATCCTGTACGCATATTTGGACCGGGCGGACGCCGAGGGGCTGGAACACCCCTTTCTTACCCTTGCCATCCGGTTGCAGTTCGAGTTCGCGGCCCGCATGTCGGAGATCGTGCAGCTCGAATGGTCGTGGGTCGATCTCCAGAACCGCCGCGTCGTCTGGCCCGACAGCAAGACCGGTGGAATGTCGAAGCCGATCAGTGCGGAAGCGCTCCGCATCCTTGAAGCCGCTCCGCGCCTGGAGGGATCTCCCTACGTCTGTCCGTCCATCTTTGATCCCACCAAGCCCATGAGCAAGAACACCTATTATCACGGGTGGAAGCGCATCCTGAAACGGGCGGGCCTCCCGCACATCGGCACCCACGGGATCCGCCACCGGGCCGCGACGGACATCGCCAACTCCGGTGTGCCGGTGAAGGTCGGCATGGCCCTGACCGCCCACAAGACGGTGACCATGTTCATGCGCTATGTGCACACCGAGGATGACCCCATCCGGTTTGCAGCCGAGGCGGTGGCGGAACGCCGGAAGGACGTCATTGCCGGCCGCCGGCCTTCCAGGGCGCCGGAGCCCCCGCCAACACCTCCGGCCGCCGTACCGGCCGCTGACACCACCGGGGCGGCCAACGTCCCTGAGGCGGCCGATGGCAAACCGCCCGGCTATGACGACGGTCGGTACACGTCCCGGACAAGGATCGGGAACTACCGACCGTTCCGACATCGGGCCGGTGCCAATCGACCTGTGCCACCAGGGACGAAGCGCGGCGGTACCAAGGGACGGCGGGCGCGGAATACGACCGATGGGTGATGAGACGGATGCACGGCAGACGCCGGACGTCGTCCAGCGCGCCCGGTGCGCCGACGTCGCCGTCCGGTCCGTTTCGCCGGCCTCATACGGCGCTTGCGGTGGCCGACCCGACCGGTCCGTGCAAGGGGGCCGGCGGTCCGCCCGCCGCCGGACGTTGTCCAGTCCGACATCGTGCCGGCGCGGCGCGAGGAACGCTCACTCGCGCTCCGGCGCGCGGATGTCGGAGGCGACCGCGTCGATGACGCGCCTCAGTTCCTTGGCAATGTCGGCATGGTGTTTGTCGAGGTAGTCCGCGATGGCCGCGTTGTTGAACAGCTTGGTCATGAAGCCCTTGGCGACCACCAGAACCAGCATGGTCTCGCCGAGCGTGTCCTCCACCAGTTTGTAATCCTGGTACAGCTTTTCCATCTCCCGCTCCATGCGCGCTATGTCTTCGGGAGTGACACCGCTCGCGGGTTTGGGCTTCCGTCCCTCGACCAGCTGGTCGGGGCGCGTGGTGGCCAGGAGCATCCGCGCGTAGCTGGCGGTGAAGCGGCCGGCCGATATCATCATCTCGGCGGCCACGATCTGGCGCATGGGCTTCATCTTGCGCAGCAGGGCAAACACGCCCTGGCTCACCATCCTGTTCTTCAGCATCTCGACCACCTCGGGGGCGATGCCGTTGAGCAGCTGCTGACGCTCGCGGATGCGGTCGACGTTGACGTTGAGCGACTGTGCGATTCGTTCCGGGGACAGCCCCTTCTCGATCGCCCTCAAGATCATCACGTGTTCCTGGATCGGGCTCAGCCGGTTGATCCGCCGGTTGTAGGTGAAGCCCTCGTCGTCGGTGGACACCAGGCAGACGGCCTCCGCCGCGCCCAGGTCCTTCAGGGCTTCCAGCCGCAGATGGCCATCAAGCAGGATGTAGTATCCGTTCTTGCCGGCTCCTGCGCTTTCCGGGTGAACGGCCAAAGGCTCGATGATGCCGACCTCGCGAATCGACGCCAGGATGGTCCGGTACTTCGGCGAATAGCGGATGTCCTTGCTCAGCGCACGGGTTGGCAGGATCCGTTCGACCGGGAGGGTTATGGTCGTCCCTTCGAAAGCGTTCTGGACCTGGGTCATGGCCGGGCCTCGCGCGGCAGCCGGTCGGACAGCACCTTGGGCAGGTCGTCGATCCCCTCGGCCCGCAGAAGCGTCCGGAAATGCTCGTCCGCGAGGAGCCGGCGCAACGTCGTCACAACGAAGAGGAGGCGCTGCTCGCCGATCTCGGCCTTCTTCACCAGCAGGCTGCGCCGGCGAACCTCCGTCTGGTAGGTCTGAAGCAGCTTGCGCGGGGTGACCGGCACGTCGGTCTTCGGCGCCCAGCGTCCGTACTGCTTGCCCATCACCCGCCGGCGGTCGATCAGCCGGCGGACCTGGATCAGCTGCTCGCCGCGCAGCAGCCCCGTCTCGTAGGCCTGCATCATCGCCACCTGGATCTCTTCGTCGCCCGCGCGGGCGATCTGGGACGCCAGATTGATCGGCAGCCAGCCCTTCTCGACGGCGGCGATGAGACGCTCCTCGCCGGCTTTCAGCAGGACGAGGATGCCGTTGATGTAGCTGGAGTCGAGACCGGTCTTCTGTGCGATCTTCCCGACGCCGTAGCCCCGTTCTTCCAGCACGCGCACGGCGGTGAGCAGATCCCGGTTGGAATGCTTGCGGCGCGCCAGGTTCTCGATCAGGCTGATGAGGTAGAGATCCGCCTCGTCGGCCTCGACCACCACCGCCGGAATGGCCGTCTCGCCGAGCACTTTGAACGCCTCCATCCGCCCCTGGCCACAGACGAGGTCATAGAGCGGTGCTCCGTTGCCGGCGCCGCTTGCGGTCACCGTGATGGGACGCTTCAGGCCGACGGTGGCGATGCTCTCGACGAGGCTGGCGAACACCTTCTGATTGCGGCTCCGCGGGTTGAGAACTCGGATGCGGTCGATCGGGATGAGCTGGATCTCCGACGGGCCGCCGACGTGGTGCGCGGTGGTGGGCGTTCGTGGATTCATGCGGGCACCTCCCTGAGGCGGACACGCTCCGCCATCGTCATCAGGGCATCCAGGCCGCCGAAGCGGTAGACGTCGAGGCCTGTGCCGTTCTCCTCCGCCAAGCGCAGCTTCGCCGCCACCATGTCGATGGCGGGAAGCAGATAGTAATCCTGGACCTTCTCGACGCCGGGGGCCATGCGCACCGCCACGGTGACGTCCGGCAGCAGGCCGGCATCGAGCCGGATCACCCAGCGGCGGGCGCCGGCAGGGGTCTCATGGCAGCGGCTCAGCACCAGGGATACGGTGAACTCCTCGTTGATCCGCAGCAGGTCGGTGCGCGCATCGATCACGACGCGGCCGCCCACCTGACGGATGCGGTCGAGGGTATCCTCGACGACGCGCGGGTGGAGCTCGCGGAGGCGGCGGTTGATCTCGATGTACCGGTAGTCCCGTCGAGGATGGTAGCCGATCAGGGAATAGGCCCGCACCAGGCTGCCGAAGCGGTGCCGGTAGGCACTGCTGGAGGGCATGCCTTCGCATTCGTCGATCACGAGGCCGGACAGATACCCCTGGTGTGCGAGTAGGACTTTCAGCCGCTCCAGCATCTCCAGGTCGGACAGGCGCTGGCTGCGTGCGAGGATGAGCGCCTGCGCCGCTTGGAAGACCTGCGGATCGACCAGGGGGGCGAACGCCCCGTCGGCCCGGATCCACATCTCGGGCCGGTTGACGACGCGCTTGCCCTTCAGCTTGCAGGAAACGCGGTTGTAGACGTTGGCGCCGATGTACTTCTCGTTGCTCAACAACTGATGAACGGTGCCCCGTGTCCAGGGACGCCCGAAATCGGTGCGCTTGCCTTCGGCGTTGAGGAGGGCCGCGATCTCTGTCTCGGACCGCCGCTCCTGAACAAAGGCCCGGTACACCCGCCGGACGGTTTCGACCTCGTCGTCGGGGCCGGGGACGAGGATCACCCGGTCGGTCTGCAGGCTTTTCCGCTCCCCAGGCCCCAGCAGGCATTTGGCGCGCCGGTCCTGGCCGATCATCTGGCGGCGCAATCCGTACCCGGCAGGACCGCCCTGGCGGAACCCCAACTCGATCAGGCGGCATTGGCCGGCAAAGACCTTGTGCGACAGCTCCCGGCTGTACTCCCCGGCCATCTTGCGCTTGATCATCTTCTGCAGGTCGGAACCCATGCTGCCGTCATTGGAGAACGGCTCTGCGCAATACTCGACCTGGACACCGGCGCGCCGGCACAGGTACTCGTAGTAGGCGCTCTCGTCGGCATCCTGGAAGCGACCCCACCGGCTGACGTCGTAGACCAGGATTACCGAATAGTCGGCGCGACCGTTCTGCACGTCGTCGATCAGGCGTTGCAGGCCTTCGCGCCCGTCGATGGCCAACCCGCTCTTGCCGGCATCGGCGTAGGTCCGCACGATCTCCAAGCCGCGCCGGGCGGCGTACTGGCGGATGGCGCCGTCCTGGTTTTCCGTCGAATACTGCTGGTGCTCCGTCGACATTCGCACATACTCCGCCGCCCGCATCGCGCGGGAGGGAACCGGAGCGTCGGAGGCCGTCGGATGGGGGCGCATGGCGAAAGCAGCCTTTCACGACCGTCGCCGTGGAACTCTATTTGACGCACTGTATAACTGCAAGCGTGAAGGCCGCCCCCGCCTAGCGCTTGGGACGGCGCGCGCGCAGAATCACGACACGGCCGCCAGGAGCGTTCTTGCTAGAGAGAAGGGAAGCGCCGATCCGTCGCCGGTGAAGATCCAGTCGGTGGTGATGCCGTGCAGCTCTTTCAGGCGTGCCATCGCCAACGGATCCGGGAGACGCTTGCCGCTCTCCCAGTGATTCCACGTCGCCGCCTTCACGCCCAGAGGTTCGTAAAGGTCCTTCTGCGTCAGGCCGAGCGCCAGACGGGCCACCCGCAGACGGTTGCCGATTGCCTTCAGGTCGTCGGGATTGCGTTTGCGAGCCATGAACGGCACTTTACGCATTGTAAAGGAGGGAGGCAAGACGCGCGGATGCATGCGGGACGATGCCGCCCCCGCCGCCAACCCGATGCGAGGGCGACCGTTTTGATGGCGCGTCCTGCGGACCGGGCTCTATGGCTGCGCCACCGAGCCGCGGCACGCCGCGTCTCGGCCCATGCGGGTGACGATCCCTCGCGCATGATGTTGCCGGCTGGCGCCGAACCTTCGGAGCCGGCGCCGGCTCGGCGCCGTGCACCGGCTCAAGCCGGGGGAAAGAGGGCGTTGCCGCTCTCTCCCCCGCGAGGGCCGCCTGTTGCCGGGCAGGGCTGCCGGCTCAGGGCACGAAGGCCGTGCCCCTCGCTCCGCAGCCCGGCCCGGCGCGCCGTCCCTCGCCCCCCACTCACCCACCGCTCGCGCGGCCCCGGGAAGCAGCAGCGGCTTGCTGCTGCTTCGCAGCTTCAAGAGAGGGAAGTGAACCATGAGCACCCAACTCGTTCCCCTGTCCCAGCTTCTCCCGCCGACCTCCAACCCGCGCAAGCGGATCGACCCCGCCGGCATCGAGGGGTTGGCCCGCTCCATCCGAACCGACGGCGTGCTCCAGAACCTCGTCGTCAAGTGCCTCAAGGGCGACCGCTTCCGCGTCGTCACCGGCGAGCGGCGCTACCGGGCCTTGAAGCTGCTGGAGAGCCGGGGCGAGATCGGCGCCGATTACCGGGTGCCGGTCGAGGTGCGCCACGGGCTGAAGCCGGCCGACGCCCAGCGGATCGCCCTGGTGGAGAACGTGCAGCGCGAGGCTTTGGACGCCATCGACGAGGCCGACGGCTTCGCGGCGCTGCTTCAGAAGGGCGCCACGCTGGACGACGTAGCGGCAGAGACGGGCTTGAGCACCACCACCGTCAAGCGCCGGCTGGCGCTGGCCGGGCTGTGCGCCGAGGCCAAGCGGGCGGTGCGCGACGGCAGCCTCGGACTCGGCATCGCCGAGGCGCTGACGCTGGGCACGCACGAGCAGCAGCGGCGCATTCTCGCCGACATCGAGGACGGCATCTGGCACGACGCCGACGATGTCCGCGCCCGTCTGGTCGAGGAGAAGCCCTCCATCGCCATGGCGGTGTTCCCGCTGGAGCGCTACGGCGGCACCTTCACCGCCGACCTGTTCGCGGAAGCCGAGGCGACCTACTTCGACGACGCCGAGCAGTTCCACGCCTTGCAGCGGCAGGCCGTCGAGCAGATGGCGGCCGAGCACTCGAAGACCGCCGCCTTCGTGGACGTGTTCGACACGCACGGGGCGCCGTGGTGGCACTACCGCGCGGCGCAGGATGGGGAGAGCGGCGGCGTGGTGATCAACCTCACGCCGGCCGGCCGGGTCGAGGTGCGGGACGGGCTGGTGCGCCACGAGGTGCAGAGGACGGTCGTCGCTGAAACGCGGGAGAGCCCCCTGGCGGTGCGCCGGGAGCGGCCGGAGTATCCGGCTTGGCTGGTGCGCCACATGGCTGGGCACAAGACGCTGGCCGTGCAGACGCTGCTGATCGCCGCCCGACGCACGGCGAAGGAGGTGGCGGTGGTGCTGCTGATGCGGGGCGCCGATGCTCATCATGGCCGGGTGTCGGTGGAGGCGCATCCGGCCCTGGCGCTGTTCTCGGGCGAGGATGGCCGGCCCCGCAGCTACGACGCCGTCGAGGCGGCAGCGGTCTACTTCGAGCGCCTGCTCGGCCTGGAACCGGCCGAGGGCGACGCACCCGCCTACGGGCCGCGCAGCCGTGGTGCGTGGGAGCGGCTGGTGGGCGAGTACAAGGACGGCGCCGACCTGTACGAGCGGGTCAAGCGGCTGAGCGACGAGGATCTGGACGGGCTGCACCTGCTGCTGACCATCCTTGCTTTCGGCCAGGGCGACATGGATGCCATCGACCACGGCGACAGCCTGTTCAACCGGGTGGCGCGCGACCTCGGCGCCGACATGCGCGACTGGTGGCGGCCGGACGAGACCTTCCTCGGCGGGCGCACCCGTGACCAGCTCTGCGCCATCGCGGTGGAGAGCGGCGCCACGGTCACCATGGCCCGGCTGTCGGACTACAAGAAGTCCGGCTTGGTCACCGCTCTGGCGGCGCACTTCGCCCGCACGGCCGATGCCGGCGACGAGGCGCCGGACTGGCAAGCGAAAGGCAGGGACTGGCTTCCCGGCGCCATGCGGTTCAGTCCCGGAGCGCCGCCCGAGGCTGAGGCCCAGCCGGATGCGGAGCTGCCGGCGGCGGCAGAGTAGGAATGAACCGCCGCCCTCCTTCGGGAGGGCGGCTCCTTGCTTGCATTTCGCGCCGTCCGCCATATGGGGCGTTTTCAGAACTCCAACGGCTACGCCGCTAATGCAGGCTATGGGGAGCAGGGCGTCGATGATCGCATGCGGCAGGGGAGGCGTCTGTCTGGTGCCATCGATGCCGGCAACCCAGGTTACAACGAAAGTTGAAGCCGAAAGGCCGCCCGGAGGGGCGGCCTTTCGTGGGAGAGGAACCAATTGTCAGCGCGGAAGATGAACGGCTTCTCAACACGGCGCAGGTTCGAATGTTCCCGGTGTGTCACCGAACGACCATATGCCAGCCCACCACGCCGCAAGATCGCAAAATGGCCCTCTGTGCCACCGACATTCTGGATAAGGCCGAGGTTCGGCTGGAGGCCCGTGAAGCAACCATGCTCCATGCGTTTAAGCGGCTGGCCGCCAGCAAGGCGGCATCGCGAGCATGGCGCCGCAACAGGATCCGAGACGCAGAAACCATTTCGCGTTCTGGTGGGTGCTGAACACCCCAACATGCGCTTATTGAATTTCCGAGAAGCGCTGCACGGGATGCTGTAGATCAACTTCCGGTTAGGGCGCGTATGCACCCACTTTGTCAATCGGCTTCGAATTACCAGCCGGCATCGGCGTCGAATTTCCAGCCACGCTTACGGTT